GCAACAACACTTGTTTGTCCTGAGATTGCAATGGTGGAGAATGTGTTTGCAGCACCACCAGAACCACCAACTGCAGTTGATACAAACGTGATCGTATCGTTTGCAGCATCAGTAGTAATGGTCATACCCGAACCTGCGACGAATGTCAGTGTATCTGTTGTTGTATCCGCAACAACGTCTGTTTGACCTGCAACACTAATCGTACCAAATGTATTTGCAGATGCACCACCACCTGCAGCTGCGTTCTGGTTAACCCACACTGCACCATTGTAAGTTAAGACTTGATTGACGGCGGGGTTTGTAATCGTAACGTCATTCAAATCTTCAATATCAGATGCACTAATCGGTTCAAATGTAAACCCACCTGAACTATTTGCAGTAAGAACCTCACCATCATTACCTGCAGAGATGTCATCTAGGTTTAGTAGTCCAAACCCTGCACTGTTTGCATCTGCCAGTAGACCAGTGTACGCAACATTCGCAAGACTGTCTGCATAGGAAGTTACATCATTGTTTGCGTTATCTGATAGAAGTTTGCGCCACTGACCGTGTGCGTAGTAAAGTGCGCCAGTCGAGTGTACGTGTGCGATACAACCGTGGAATCTACTAGGGTCTTTGTCATACAACTCATCTTCATTGTCTAGTAGGAATGAAACTGCATTCCAAGTATTAGTTACTTCTAGTACGTTATTAGAGACTAGATTTACTACTGAACTTGCACCTGCACCGCCTAGTGAACGATAAACCTCGTTGAAGTTATCGTTGATTTTGTCCATGGCGACTCGTAACGGATCACCAGTTCCATCATTGGGAAATTGACCAATGTCTACTACTTGTTTTGCCATTTCAGACCTTCCTAAAAACTATTTTTAAATTATTTATGCTGTTGATGTATCGTTAATAATGAATGTATTCGAAGTGTAAAGAGTTGTTGAGACAACAGGAGTACCACTTCTCGCTTCCAACTCAATTCTGAATGTTTCGTCACCTTCTGTTGTCGAGTCTGCAACTGGGTTAATACTGAACGATCCAGATCCGTTAGTCATAACGATATTACCAGAAGACGCTTGGAAATCACTCTGCACAGAGTCTGGTTTAATGATCCAATACAACGCAGTACCATTCGGCCAGTTGGGTACAGTGACGCCAAATGCAAGTTGAGTGCCTTCGTTTACAGAATTCGCATTACCTGCAGGAGTAATTGTATATGGACCTGGCGCTGGACCTGCAGAGGAATCGTTGTCAGATGTTACGAGTGTTGTATCAACATAGATGTTGTCAAAGTCAGATGTCAGAATCTGAGTGTTACCAATATCTAGTGGTGAAGTTGATTCTCCATCATCGTTAAAGATACGTAGGAATCTCTGTTTTACACCACGATCTTCTGGTCCAGCAGCAAACTTTCTTTGATAATAGAATTTACCAAATTGTTTTGTGCCCGCAGCGTGCATAGTATCTTTCAAGAAGTCTTCATACTGATCTTGTCCTAACATACCACGGATTTCGTATGAATATTCTTGATAATAATCACTATCTTGAATCTTCATTGCAGAGTCAAAATATGTATAGGTATTTGCACCATCTACTTCATAACCATTTAGGTGTGATTTGAAGTCCGCCCAATATCCTTCTGTGATACCTTGTGTTTCTGCGTTGATTTCACCTTTCGCAACACGAATGTTGTTGTTTGCAAGATATGCAGTTCCTTTATCGACATATCCAAACCCTGAGTTAAAGATTTTGACTTTATTGATTTTACCAGTCGCAAACTTTACCTCTGAATTGATTTCTGCGTTTTCGCCAAAACGTCTAGAATTATAATCTGTTTCTACACCAAGAATGTTGAATACATCATTATTCTGTCTGATAATATTATTATCACCAGAGAAACCATAGTATGCATAAGGTGTAACTGTAATAGAACCTATTTGTGTGTTACTACTACGAACTTTACCTGTGACACTCGTATTCGCTTCAGTAATGATGTCACCAATATTAAAAGAACCCGCAGCTGCAGGAGTGGTCAACTGAATGATCTGATCTTTACGATCAAAGATATTCATCTGACTATCTTGTGCAAATGCCCATACATCGTTTGTATAGTTGACGCCTGGATCTACGTTTCTAAAGATTTCAACCGAACCGATATCAAACGGTGTTAAGTCAAACGCTTCGTTCAATGGTGTTGCAAGTGTAACTGGATCTGCAGTACCAGACATCGCCTGTGTTGCGGGTGGAATATCATTATAGTTAGTAGAGTTGATTGATACACCAAGAAATGGTTGAATAGGATCTGTGATCAGAGAAATGTTTTCAATATTGTCAATAACTGCAATAACTTGACTATCTGCATCTTGTGGTGATCCATCTGGATATAGGACGCCAGGCGAACTTGAATTCTTGCTGGTAATATCAGTGTAGAAAATATTCGTGTTACCATACGATCTACGACGAAGTTGTGGTGTTTGTGAGAAGTCAAAAGTCTCACCAGCATTCATTTTAACGCCGATTGCAATATCATTGTATCCAGTTAGAATACCTTCATTACCAAATCGGTCACCGATTGTTTCACCTTGAACCCAGTCTGTAGTTGTTGATGCGCCTGTAAGAATAACAACTTGATCACTAACAAGTAATCTGGAATTCTCTACTGTATATCCAAATCCACCATCGATATATTCATATTCAACGTAACCTGTGATATCATTTGAAATGCCTGTGACAATCGCTCGTCCACCGTATCCGTATGTACCTTCGACTTCAAAGATGTCACCTAGTTTATTACCTGTTGTTGCGCCAGACCATTGATCATCAATAATAAGATCATTTAAAGAACCATTTACCTTACCAAAACTAATAGTTTCGCCATTTATTGTTGAAAGTATGTCATCATATTTGATAAAGTTACCTTGTAGGTTATCAATATAGATGATAGGAGTAATGATACCATTCAAAAGAATAAATGTAATTTTGTTTACAGATGCTTTTGCACCTGTGGTAGAACCAGTGATATTCTTACCTAACAAATTTAAATACGAATATTCTTTACCTGATTTCGAAACAAATCTATCAGTGTTTGGAAACATCTGTAAGAATACACCTGTACGCCATGTTGACGCAGATGCTTTAAACATCTTCTGTGCAGGATAATAAACGTTGATGTCTTCTTCGTAGAATATTCTAAAGAATAGTTTAATACCTTGTTCTGTACCTTTCGAACGATACAAGTCCATGATGTTTTTTACAACAAACGGAACCTTCTCTTCTTTAAGAGGTAAGTTATTCAGGAATTTTCTCTGCCAATGAATTACCATACTTGACAGAGTCGTAGAAATATCACGATACTCAAAAATCCGTCTAATGTTATAGACGGATTGGTTTGTTTCTGTTTCTAAAAAGACATAATAGTCTTTTACTAGTTGCACAAGTTCAGGACCGAACTCTTTATAAAGTGCGGGGAACTGTGCATCTATGAAGAATGATATCTTCTTTAGAATCTCTGCCTGATTATAATCTGCCATTTATTAGTACCCTGAACTACCACCAGATGATCCACCTTGGTTTGATTGTGAGTATACAGAACCACCTGCAGCGCCTGCGCCACCTGATCCGCCAGATGCAACTTCAATACCAGCATCAGGTGGTGGGGTTAAAGTAATAGGGTCTGTTGTCGTTACATCAGTACCCTGTTTCTTGCCATCCAAGTATACATTAACACGAACATCTTCGTCACGGATCAAGAACACACGTCCACTTGGTGAAGTGATATCGTCTTCATTTGTGTTTGCATAAATTTTAATTGCAGCGCCTGGATATGATTCCGTTTCAAAATTTACTAGTCTGACTTCACCAGTATCATAGTTTACAGATCCACCATTTGGATTTACAACTTTTGGATTTGCGACATCATCTGTCACAATTTGAATATTTCCTTTACCGTCATCTTGGAAGAAAACACAAACACCGTTTTGATCGAACACACTAGAAATAATTGCAGGTTTATAGTTTGTAAAACCTTCAGATGTAGAGAATGCATATGGACGCACTAGTTTCGTACCAAACACGAAACGTGGATTATAAAGTCTGTTAATTGTTGGTGAGAATTCAATGATAGGTTTCGCAAAGATAGCATTACTTTCAACTGATGCATCGATATCATTAAGTTCTTTCATCAATCTAGACAATCTTAGTTTTGAATCAAACTTATTCAAATTATTTGTCGAATGTGTTTTGATTGCACCTCTTACCAACGCTTCAATTTGCATTGGTGACATCTCTGTTTCTTTTTGTGTGTAATAGACATTCACGTTAAGATCTGCATACAAGAACTCCGTCTTCACAAAGAATGGTTCAATTGTCAAAGGTGTGCGGTTCTTCAAGAAGTCGACATATGAGTTTGCAAGAGTTTGCGATACCAACTGATTGTTATCATTTAGATAGATACTGATTGCAACCTTACCATATTGTGGCGGTTCCAACTGATCTCCACCGTATGCAGCGACTGCAGAGATTTCAGGAAACTCTTGTTTTAGTAGAACTTCATAGTCGTTTGTTGTGATTGCACGATCTTGTATCTGCAACGCTTTTGGTGCATTTGATTTGATAGACTCAATCGATTCTCTCTCTGCACCGCCTGCTGCTGCAGATACCGTTGTAACAGTAATCTGAACGTTTGGCAAGAAAGATGTTGTAAACTTATTCGCACCATTTGCTTCTGGTCCAGATGTGATACGATAACGTACCTTGACATCTTCGAACTCACTTGGCTGTAGACCAAAAACATTGTTTCCAAAATAAATATTGTAACGATTATCAAAATATGGTTCTATATAAAATACTTTATCTAGTGGACCCACACCAAAAATGTCTGTTCTATATGTAAATACGTTTTGGTCTTCTGTTGCTTCTGCGTCAATGAAACAAACGATAGAGTCTGTGTCAACTTCTGGGTTAGACAGTGCAACACGTAGGACACCTTTGTCATCAATAAGGAAACCTTCACGTTCGAATGACGCAAGAACTTCACCTTCAAAAATTTCGATGTCTTCTGTTTCGTAAACATTCGGTCCAGTTTTTCTTGCCACATAGGTTTCGTTTGTGATAAAGTTAAATGATTGGCCAAGATAAGATGATGTGAACTCAGTATAAGTTGGAATAACAACGACCTGATCTTCAATAGTTCCCTGTGGATCGTCAATGCGAACACGAACAACCGCCTTTGGCGACCTACGAGAACGAGGAAGGTAGTTCAGTTCTTTCGCATGTGACACCACACTATTACGCAATATTGCAGAGTCAAGGAACATCTCAGACATTGCCATGTTGGTATAGAAGTTGTTATGGTATGTATTGTATGCAAGGACATCTAACAACACAGACATGTTGGACCCTTCAAAGTTGTAGTCTTTGAATTGTGTTTGTGATCTCAGATAATTTTTAAGTTGTTCTTTGGCTGCATCAAAGTCAAGTTCAACTATTGGTGTAGGAGTCGCCATTATTTTGTCCTCTCTAATATCACATCTAGTGTGACTGGCTGTTCTCTGTTATTGATATAAAATCTCACAGTAACATATACTTCGTTCTCGTCTAATGAACCCGCAACAGTAACATCAATAATATCTGCACGTGGTTCATATACTTCTAGTGTTGTTTGAACACGATCTTTGATCAGTTCTAAAGTCGCAGGTGTAAGGTTCTCAAATAGAAGTTCCTTCAATCCTGCGCCAAGGTTTGGTTGCATCAAACGTTCCCCACGATCAGTCAACATGAGGTTGCGCATCGCTTCTTTGACTGCATCCTCATCTCTCGTGATCGCAAGATCATCTGTCAAAAGATTAACTTCCAAATCTTTTTTAAAATCGGAATAAAGATTAATCTTCTTTGTTCTAGGTGTAAAAACGTTTAATGTCATTGTTAACCTCTAGCTACAGTGTCTATGTGAATAAAAGAGTTGTAGACTTTATGCCATCTGAATCCAACTCTTTTTGCATCATCAATAAATTTTGCTCTGCTCCAGTTTCCATACTTGACATCAATTGCATTGCCTTGTAAGTGTTGTGAATAAAATGCAACACCCCAGTTCCATTCACCATTTACTTTTTTACCACGTTTTTCTTTAAACCGTTCTTCAGAAATTTTTCCACTTTCTAACTGTTGTCTTGCACGTGCTTCATAATCTCTTCTTATTTTCGCTTGATACTGTTCAGTTCTATATCCACTATTGATTATCAATTTCTGTCCAGTCAATTCTTGTAAACGCATAAGTTTTGCTTTTACATCTGGATTTATACCAGTCCATCCAACTTCTCCAATACCCGAAGTGAATGCGATCTTTGGATGATTGCCATCCTTGATTTCATCCCATGTAGGTATTTCTCCAAACTCTCTGGGATCAACTTCGGGTGGGTTGTTAGGCGCTCTTCCAGATGGGGTATGATGTTGTGATGGTTGTTGTTCGTCTACACCACATCCCGTATAAGTATCTGGTAATCTCGCAGGATTATTTAATTCTGGTCCTCTTGGTTCGTCTTGTGGGTTGTTGACCTGCGCTTGTGATTGTGGAGGCGCTTGCCATTGTTCCTTCATCTTATTTATTTGTTCTTGACGAGTTTCAGAATCAAAACGAACCGCACCACTTGCAATTGCATTTGCAGTAACCATGTTAGAGATTCTTTCAATACGTCCAACAACTCTCTGATACTTGAATGCATAGTTGTCCATTGGTGTTTTGATATCTCTAATCAATGCTTCTATGTTGTTGACAAATCCACAGAATCTTGCAATCAAGAACTGAATCTTTTCTAGATTTGGATTTGCAAACAAACTTACTGCATAATCAAACAACCCTTTGACTTTATTAATAATACCTTCTAGATTTTCATCTGTTAAAATTGCGGAGATATCATCTTTTATCTGTGCAGCTTTCTTGAACACATTTTGATTAATATAAGTTTTTACTTCACCAACAACACTATCAATATCAAAGTTTTGAACCGCAGCTTTCACAGACTCGAAGGTCTCTTTAATTACTTGTTCCATTTTTTCTTTGATGCCATTGATCAATGCAGTGACTGTAATCTTTTCAAGAATAGACTTGATAGGATCTTCTACATTTTTAAGTTTTGACAAAAATGATAGTGCGTCATTAATCAGCCCTGCAACAGAACCAATGATTGTAAAGAATCCACCAATTGCACCAAAGGCGGCAGGCATCATTGCACAGAAACCACCAAGAATACTTTGGTTTGGATCTTTGTAGTAAGAGTTAAGGTTTTGTAACAAACTTAAATTACCACCATTCGCATCTTCTTTGAGTTTAGGAGGTGTATAATTATACGCACCCATGAAGTCTGCATATTCAATTGCAGAAATCTGACCCTTCTCAAACCTCTCACGAAGTTCTGGATAATCACCAAGTTGTTCGGAACTAAGGAAATTATTTACGTCTGTTAAAGACTCAATAAATGAACTGCCATGTTGTTTTATTTGTAGATCAACTGGATCTGTCAAACCATCATCAACAATACCTTGTAAAAATTCTGCTTTAAAATTGTCAATTGCATACACGTTCAGTTCCCCATCAGCATTGCTGATAGGTGAATTACCAACCTTCTGTCTAGATTGGTATATCTGATCATTTATGTCTATACAGTTACTAGCCATTATTTTACTTCCTTAAAGGATCTTGTGCCCTTTGAACCTTCTACGAGGATGTAATTAACACCCCCAATATTATATGTATCTCCAACCGTTAAATCTGATCTTTTACCTAGTGCTTCACCCAATGTGCCGAAGGTATTACTAGCTTCTTCTTCGTGAGACGGATCTGTTGCATCATCAGATGCAAGTTTAACTGGAGCATTCATCGAACGAATCTCAGAATTAACGATTGAGGTTGATACCTCTGGTGGCGCAGGCATTTCTGGTTTCGCTGCATCTTCTGCATCGGTTGGTTCTGCAGAAGGCGCTTCTACCGAAGAACCACTTGCAAGATCAATGATACCACTGCCTGGATCTACGTTGACTGCATCTCCTGCTTTCATGGATATTGTCTCACCTGTTTGCAGTTTAAAGTTTTCTGAAGACTTAAAGTTGATACCATCATCACCCTTTGTCTCCGCCCATAATCCGTTCTCCGATTCGAACTTTATCACATCACCAGATTTTACGTGCATCTCTTCGCCGTACTTCTGGAACATTTTCTTTGCAGTCATATGAAAGTCAATACCAGATGTCTGTTTCATTTCTTCTGCAGCAAATAGTTCTAGTGCGCCTTTATTAGCTTCCACCATAACATCCGCACCACGCATCTGAATCTGATTACCTGCATTCACAAACATTTGTTGTCCAATACCAAATGATGCGTTACCATGCACGATCATTCGATAATCACCTTCTATCTCTTCAACCTTATTGCCCTTCACGTAAACATACGAATCATTATTGATAGTAACCATACTTGGTCCACCAACATAAACATGTTGTTGTTTATCGTTGATTTCGTACTTGTCACCTACTGATTTGTGAGTTGTCGATCCACGTGAGTCAATCTGTACGTATGAACCTTCGTTGTGATAAATCATTATACGTTCTGCGCCAGGCGTGTCATCAATCTCAATAGAATGTTTCGCAGTTTGAATCACACGGTTGAAAGGATACTTTGCACCATATGCAGAGTTTGGTTCACTCCACACAGTACGTTCGTCTTCTTGCGGTTCATCTTCCGATTGTCCCGCAATGTAGACGTTCTCAACACGGTTCATTTCTTGTTGGGGAATATATGTTTCTTCTAGACTCTCACCACGTGCAAGACGAGACTGTTGTGGTTGACCAAAGTCTTGTGGTCTTGAACCTAACGCTTTGACATCACCGTCACAGTCTGGAATAACACCCCACCCATTTTTTTCTGGATTAATAGGTTCAGCAAAGACGGATGGTATCAATCCAAGTACAAGAGGATGTTGTGCAGCTCTACCATCCAAAAACATTCCATACACGAAAGAGTTCAAGGGTGGTACTGCACCAGATGCTTCATAGTCACCCTTTACACAAATCGCCCATGGAAGATCTGTTGTAGGTACTTCAGAGTTATCTCCATGAATAGAAAACGCACGTACCTTAACACGTCCCTCAAAATGAGGATCGTCGTTATTTTCTACCACGCCTATAAAAAATAGTGGATTTGATATACCGATTCCTGATTCTATCATTCTTTATAATCTCCACTCCAACCATACTTAGCAATCGTCATTGTTGTTCCCATTATGTTGTCTACCAGTTGATGATTTATTGTAACAATCATATAATTACCAGACAACTGTTCATTATAAGGATTATCAGGTGTTTGTTCGATAGTAAATTTAGGCACCTTGACTTTAATAATTTTGCCTGGTCTTAAATCCAAACGTGATGCATTTAATTCGACTTGTACTACTGTCTGACCTAAGTGATGTCCATAAACCTGCCTGTTTTGAATAATCTCAGGGTGGTATTGATTCGATCTTAATGTTTTTCCACTTTCATCATAATAATCTTTAAATACCAACATTCTCTTTGCATTTTCTTCTGTGAATGTTTCCTCAATAAATTCTTCTGTATGTGGAACATTCTCTATCGAAGTCCTTTTGCCAGACATATCAATATATTTTTTTGCATCGTCTTTATAAATGTAATCAATATGTTTTACACGTCTTCTAGTAAGATCTACTTCGATAACTTTGTTTCTATACCCACCGCTATGCAAATCACTCACTGTATTAACACGAGAAGGATTTTTAAAAGTTCTAAATGTGCTGACTTGAAGTTCTGAATTATTTGAGTCTTGCGAGTTCTGTGCGTTGTATGCAAACTCTTCAATAGTTTGGCTGTTATCTAATCCATGTCGAATTAAGAATTCGTCTGTCACAAACCAAAACCCTGTGAAAGTTTCAAAAAATCTAAATGTGCAAGAAGGCGATTCTGCACTAAAAGATCTTTGAGCAAGGAAGTTCATTGCATCACTTGGCGGTAAGTTTGGAATAACCGTTCTCATGATGCCTTCTGTGGGTTGAATATAAAAAGGTTTTCTTTGTTTATTACCCAAGTCAGTTGTTCTGAACTTTTTTGTTTTAAAAGGAATTACTTCATTGGGCGCAGACTTATCTTCAACGAGCCTATTGTTTCCGTAATACTTTTTAAACACCTTTTCAACAATATCAGAAACATGCATCTCTGTATATGCTTCACGGATTCTTCTTAACCCCGCACCATAACTGATTTTAGAAATAAAGTTTATTGTAAACATTACACCAGTTAGGTTTTCAGTGGGCGTAACGTCTGATATGCTAATGATCTGCGCACTTACTTCTAACGGATCTTCCATTTTCCCATCATAAGTTTCGACCTCAAAAGTTAGTTTCTCTTCACCTCTGAGTTTGAATCCCTTATGTTCCAACGTACCTGTAGAATCTAATACAGTCATAGAACCAGACCACGCAGTAGAATTAATACTCTGCGTGAATTCTATTTTTGTAACAAGTCCAGTAATATCCTCTTCTGTGTTTCCATCAAAGGGGAATACTTTAACCTGTTTAAATACGGCATATGTTGGATTAAAGTCTTTCATTAGTCTTCACGAATCGTTTCGATAAATTCTCTTGTAAGTTGCGGAAGAAATCTGTTATCAAAAAGAAATATTTCTTTCTTCGCTTCATTTCTGTCTTTCTCGTATTCGTAGATACGATATTCTTTCCACTCATCAGGAATGATACGTTTAATAATAATCTTACGCCCTTGTTCTGTACGTAGAATCACACGATCTTCTCTTCTTAGATAGATCGTTCTAAATGATTCTGGTGCAAGGATAATCTGATCTACTGCCATGTCTTACACTTCCTTATAATAATAAACGATGTTTTCGTCATTACCTTCTTCTTTGGTCCAGTCTACGACATCATCGCCAACTTCACCTGACACGTCTGTATATTTCGCAATGAGATATTTGTTGAATGTTTCTTCGTCCATCGGCCATTCATAATAAGGATCGATAATCTGATTCGCCATATACACCAACCAGGCGTAGTCTACAGAACCGTAGTAGAACTCTGCAATATCTTCTGCACGTTCATTCTGTTTAACAGTGTATGGTAGAAACAACATTGGGTTGGTTGAAATACTTTTAACAAAGTTATTTCTTCTGGTAATGTCTCTTACCTGTTTACCGTTATATTCTACGATTGGAAAATTTTCGAAATACTTAGCCATTAATCCTATCCTTCAGTACTAGATTGTTGAGGATTTGTAGAAGGTGCCATGTCTACACCAATATCATCACGTGTGTGTGCAGACATTTCCTGTAATTCAACACTTAATGTAACAGATCCAGGCACACCACCCTGCATAATTGGAACAGTACCTGCAGCATTCTCGTAACTCACATTTACTGATTTGATCATACAAGGTTTGTACACAGGGAAGTATTGTGGGTTAGTCCCGATCAATTTTATCTCAACTGTTGATGGATACTTCAAGAAAGTTTGTTCGAAAACGCCAGGCACCAAGTCCTGAACTTCTGGTAACGAATTTCTTTTAAATAGTTTCACGATCTTATCGATAGTTTCTGTCTCTGCACGATTAGATGGATACAGTTCCCAAGAGAAACTATGTGACTTCAGATCCACCCCTTCGAATGCAAGCGCTTCTTTTGGGTTCACAGTCGCACCAGTTACCATGTCGATAGTTCGTGCAATGTCTCCCCCCATTTTACCAATGGTATTTCTCATCAAGTATGCAGCTGCACGACCTGCAGCTGCAGTATCAATATCTAATGCTTTCGATAGGGTTCCTTTTACACTATCGAACAGAGTTGCATCGGGTGCAGAACCGCCGTTCTTTACAAACTGTCTACCGATTTGTTCGAAATCACTCGCAAGACTTGACGCAACATTCATAAGGTTTTTAGGTGTCCCACCAAGAGTAGACATTTCACCAGAACGACTTGTAAGTTGATTAACGATTGCTTCTGTGATTGCTTCACGTTCGAATGCGTTGATTCTAATAGATGTATTATCTTGCAACTGTTTTGGAAACGGAAGTTCGACACTACCAAACCCATTTACAGTTGTAGTTATTGCATTTGTACGTGAACCAATACCTCTGCCGATATTACGTGTTTTTTGTGAGTAATATGCGGGCGAGTTTTCGCTTTTTACATAACCTCTGTAGTCATATTCCTTAAAAACGAACAAGATAGAATGTCCTGTTTTATTTTCTGGAAACGAAAACAGAGTAGGGTTGCGTTTGTATGCGTCTTTCAAACGAGCAACCTCTGGTCTGTATTTTCCTGTCATTTGTAGAAACCTTATAAATACTATTGCGTAACTCTATTTATAACCAAGAAGTGAAATTGATAATGGCATATAATGGTAGATTCCGTCCGAAGAATCCAAGAAAGTACAAAGGTGACCCAACAAATATCATATATCGTAGTTTATGGGAATTGAAATTTTTTAAATGGTGTGACGAACATCCAGATGTAAACTGGTGGCAATCTGAAGAACTTATCGTTCCGTATAGATCCCCAGTCGACAATCACATTCACAGATATTTTCCAGATGTGATTGTAAATAAGAATGATCGTGATGGTAATAAGGTAACAGTGATGGTAGAAATCAAACCATACAAACAAACCTTACCACCCGATCCAAGGAAGAAGAATAACACACCTACAGGACGTGTCTCTCGTAGATATCTGAATGAGGTTAAGACTTGGGGTGTTAATGATGCGAAGTGGAAAGCAGCACGAGAATACTGTGCAAAACGTGGTTGGGAATTCGTTATCATGACAGAAAAAGAACTAGGAATAAAGTAATGAAGTCTTATAAGAAGTACATGTCAGAAGGCATCAAATTGAAACTCATCCGTGGGAAAGATCAGGATGTCTTGAAGATGTGGAACAAAGGCGACAAGAAGTGGGTTGAACTCAGAGGTAAACCTGGCTTCGAAAGAAAGTACGATCCAAAAGATCCACTCCACAAGGCGATTACTGCGTTGGGTAAGTCTGCGAACATCTCCGACTTCGTGAACGGTGATGAAGTAAGTGTGAACCCAAACCACCCAGACGGCAAGAAAGCACTCGCAACTATTAATAAGTTGATGAAGGAATGGGTGTGTGGTCAGTGTCACAGCGAACCCTGTACATGCGAAGGTGACTCATATGAAGAAAGTAAATAAAGAAAAACATTTACGTAAAATGCAGAAACTACGTAGAAAGATGTTGAAAGCATGGGCAAAGAAAAGAAATGAAAAAGCATCTGAACTAAGAAGAAAAATTATTCTTAAAACATTAAAACAGAAGAAAACAGATGGCAGCAACACTCTTTAACGACATTCTACTTAGAGGTATCCGTTCAGGACAAGTTCCTGCACGTGAGGATGCTGCACGTAAGTGGTACAGAGATACTGCACAGAAGAAAGTCAAAGACGGTCCTATCAATGCAGAAAGAGTTCAGAAAGAGTTGAAGGACAGAGGTTCAAACAATCTCGCATATGGGAATATGTACTTCTTTGCATACGAAGCAAAACACAAAGATACACTTCCATACTACGATAGATTCCCTCTAATCTTTCCAATCGGTCCCGCACCAGGCGGTTTCATGGGTATCAACATGCATTACTTACCACCTGTTCTACGTGCAAAACTAATGGATTCTTTGTACGATTTGACTACAAATGATAAGTATGATGAAAGTACAAAACTAAAAATGTCTTACAAAGTGTTAAATGGTGCGTCGAAGTTTAAAGAATTTAAACCGACTATTAAACACTATTTGAACAAACAAACGAGATCTAGGTTTTTCTATGTGAACCCTGTTGAGTGGGATATTGCATTGTTCTTACCAACCGCTAACTTCGTTGGCGCATCGAAGAACAAGGTGTATGCAGACTCTCGTAGAATTATAAGGAACGGATAATGCGTATATCAGAATTCAGATCAACATTTGATAAATTTGGTGGTCCTGCACAAGCAAACTTGTTTCAAGTTACTATATCAGGATATCCAAACACTATCAACAGTTTTATCAACGGAAGAGACTTGACTTTCTTTTGCAAGACCGCACAGATTCCTTCCGTGTCGTTGAATGTCGCTAACTATGAATCAGTCGCCGCATTACCTAAACAATTTCCAATGAGCGTTCAAAACACACAAATGAATACTATCTTTTTGGTAGATAGTGATCATGAGATTATGAAATTCTTCCATTCTTGGATGCAGAGTGTAATCAATATTGGTACTGCAGGTGGTAACCTTTCAGAAGTGGGTGGTAAACTTCCATACGAGATTGGATATAAAGATGAGTATTCATGTCGTATGAGCATCAAACACTTTTCTACAGATCAAGATCCATCAAGATACTACGAGGTCATTCTAGACAAAGCATGGCCTTCTGCAATAGGCGACTTGGATCTTGCATGGGAATCAAATGATTCTTTCCTTACACTTCCTGTTGCATTTTCATATGACAGAATTGAATACTCTGGATTGAGACCAGGCAGTCCAACATCAAGACTTGGACGTGGATCTGGTTTCTTTGACATTCTTGGCGCAGTCGCAGGATTTGCAGGTGTCGTTCAACAGACAGTAAATCAGGGATTCCGTGGCGACAGTATTCAAGATACCGTCAATAGATTTCAACGTGTATCTAATTCATTTGACAACTTAACAAGAAGCATAGGATTATAATATTTTATAGGAGCGTATATTATGACTACCACTACAAGGAAGAGAAAAACTTCTTCTAAAAATAAACCAATGGGATTACCTAAACTTGACTTGCCTATTTCTGAACTTACTATACCATCAACTGGTAAAAAAGTCAAGTATAGACCTTTCACCGTAAAAGAAGAAAAGATTCTTCTTGTTGCACAAGAATCCGACGACACAGATTCTGAGATGATTGCTGCAAAACAAGTCATCAATAATTGTCTGATCGACATTGATATTTCTGAACTCGCTATCTTCGATCTTGAATACGTGATGATGATTCTTCGTTCACGCAGTGTCAACAACATCATCGAATTCGTAGTGACTGATCCTGAGACAACAGAAAAGGTTGAACTGTCTCTTAACATTGATGACGTAAAAGTAATTCGTGCAGAGGGACATACTAACAAGATTAAAATCAATGATGAGTTCTACTTGTTCTTGAAGTATCCAACCATCGATGAGTTCATCAGAATCACAGAGTTAGACCCAGACGATCCACTTGCATCGTATAGAATTCTACTGTCTTGTCTTGATCAGATTGCATCAGAAGATGAGGTGTTTAATTTTAAAGATTATGATCAGGCACAGATTGATGAGTTCATGGAAAACATGACTGGTGATGTGGTTGCAGGTGTTGAAAACTTCTTTGCGACAATGCCTAAACTTCGTCATGAAATTAAATACACAAACAAAGATGGTAAAGAACAAACATTTGTATTAGAAGGAATGCGATCTTTTTTCGAATAATGCTGTGTCATCTTAGTTTGAAAGATTATTATCAAATTATATTTTCGATGGTGCAGCACCATAAATACTCAATAACAGAATTAGAAGGTCTAATGCCTTATGAACGTGATCTGTATTTTAATATGTTGATTGACTTCTTAGAACAACAAAAAGAAAACCAATAGGAATAAATTAAATGGCTGAGGTTAGTTTAGAAACACAAGCGATTCTAGATCGTTTGAAACAAGAGGGACAGTTGACTCGCAACAGTGGGACCAACTCCATCTCTTCTGTTAACATTCAGTTAGAACAATTCTCAGGATTGTTTAATACTATTGCGACTAACATTGTTGAACAGACTGCAATCTTACGTGCAGGAATGAACATTCAAGAAGAAGCAATCGAAGCACAGAAACGTGCGAATGATCTTAATGAGATTGCACGAAACTCCCAAGGTAATGGTAATGGTAATGGTACTGGTAATGATGACGATGCTGGTACTGGTAGTAAAAAGGGACTCCTTGCAGGCATCAAAGACGTTCTTCCAAGTATCGGAAAGATAGGTAAAATTGCAGGTGTCTTAGGCGGCGGTTTCTTTGTTGCAAACGTTCTCCGTGGCGTGATCAACGAAAAGTTTGATGATGCGGCAGATAAACAAATCGATAAGGTGAAAGCAGCGTTTGGTGAAGAAGGCATTAACATGGCCGACATCAAACAACGTTTCACTGACATGCAGACTAGTCTTAACTCTACAGTAACCAATCTCGAAAGTTTGAATACAAAATTTGAATCCATGTTACTTAAAATGGATGCGATTATGACAAAGATAGATGAGTTCAGTCTATCTTGGGATAAAATTCTGAAGTGGACATACGGATTGGTGTCAGCGTGGAGCTTGTTTAAAGGTGCAGGATATTTTGCAAAAGCATGGGAACTTAGACAAAATCGACTCGCAGAACTTGATGCAGATCACGAAAAAAAACAAAGACAACGTAATCGATTTGCGACACAAAGAAATAGTTTACTTAGAAGATCTCTAAACAATCTTAGAGGTTCTTTGGGTCTTGCACCTCTTGCACCAGAAGGATCTCCCTCTGGTACTCCACCCAAAACTGGTGGTACTAATTCTGATGATGGTATTAAAAGACCACGCACTGGTGGTGGAAAACTTACAACACCATCAACTGCAGGAGGTACTCCACCAAACGTTGGTAATAAACCACCTGCAACCAAACCAGTTGCAAAACAACCAAATGTAAAAACCAACAGTGGTACAGTTCCAAAAGCAGAAGTTCGTGCGGATGCTGCAAGAAAGTTAAAAGGATACTCTCTTGCAAACAACGGTAACTCTCTAAGAGGACCAGATGGGAAAATGGTGTCTGGTGACGCAGCACTTGCAGAACTAGAAAAAACATTAGATCCAAAATACTCAAAGATCTTTAGAAGAATCTCGAAGTTTGTTAGAGTAACAGGTTGGGGGGCGCTTCTTGTGATGATGTTTGAGGTGGCAATAATTCTTAATTCAGACATGCCTGACGATCAAAAGAAGAAAGCACTTGCAAGAATATTCTTGGTTGGTGCAAGCGCCGCCTTGTTTGCTGCCGCTGGTGCAATGATGGGATCTGTCGTGCCTGGATGGGGTACACTTATTGGTGGACTTGCAGGTGGTGTTGGTGGTTACTTCGCTGCAGATTATGTTATGGATTCAATCATCGAAGCACTTTGGGGCGGTGGTAATCCAGAACAACAGAAAATTCGAGAAGCAGAAAAGATGTCTGGTCAGGCAGAAATGAACTACATGGGTTCTGATCAAGGTCAACGTGCAAAAGCACTAGCAGTCGCAGAGGCACGTGCAGGTGCAGGATATAGAGGTCCGATTGACTCTGGTGGTAATCCAATGGATAGTGTTCCAGATGATATCAAAAAGATTCTCAGTGGATCTAAGAGAAACTACTTTACTGCAGGTGACGGTACGTTTTATGGTACGGTGCCAGGCAGCGGTCAGAATTTACGTATGGAACAAATTCCTCAGAGCGCTGCGTTCTTACAAAGTTCATTGGCTATTGCACGAGAAGGTGCAATTTCGGGAATGAACCCAATGGTTGTGAATAACATCACCGAAGGAAGTACAATCCTGAACCAATCTACCAAGATGGGTGATCAGAATGTTGCAAACATTCAAAACATCAGTGGTACTGGTGATGCAAACCCAATGAGTTTACCCAAATAATTAACCCAAGTAGTTTTCCCAACTAGGATGTTTTAACTCATAGTTGTCGATCTGTTTCTTCTTGCGTACTAGTTCATAGTAGCCAGGATGGTGAGGTCTTGTATGTGGGGTGGGGAAAAGTTTGTCGCCTTTTTTGGTATTACAGGGTCCACATGCGGCGACGATGTTTTCCCAATGTGTTCCCCCACCCTTTGAGGTGGGGATAACATGATCTAGTGTAAGTTCTTTCCGTGGAAACCGTTTCAAACAATACTGACAAGTGTACATATCCCGAATGTAGAGGTTTGTTTTGGAGAACCGAGGTTTACTCTTCTTCCGCATCATCTCTTTCATCATAATGACTGCAGGTACTTTCGTTTCCCAACTGGGACTTCGAACCATCCAGTCATCGTACCAGTCTAGGACATGTACCTTGTCCATCCATATGTAAGTAATCGCATCTTTCCATTTTATAGTACTCAGGGGCAGAAAGTTAATAGGTTGACCATCTGCGTTTAGTACCAAAACATCTGACATGCGTACTCCTATTATAAAAGAATCCTACACGTCTATTTATTATCGATCACTTTGAATCGATTGTACCAAGCATAACTTGTTTTGCTTCTTCATAATAACCCATGTCAGCAAGGTGTCGTGCAGCACGTGCACGACCAACACGTTCTTGTGCAGAAATCCATGCCTTAAAGAAAGACTTCAAACCAGACCAGATAGGGTTTACTGTGTATGTCATTACTAGTTCAGTCATTACACCCACCCCTTTAGATTTGCGTTTTCTTTTAGATTCATTCTACGGACAATTTCAAGTGTCTCGTCACCACGTGCAATTGATTGGATATCGCCACGTGCGATACCGATATCATTTAACTCATAATCAGTTAGTTTATTAAGTTCGTTTACAGTGGATTGGACTGCTTTCCACTCTTTGTATGCAGCGCCTTGTCTTTTGAACCATGCTGCGAGACCGTGTAGTCCGATTTTGTCGGCGGTCATGATTAGTGAAGTCATTTTGACATCTCCTCTAAATGTGTAAGTATATGATATGTGTTTTTTGCATGTCGGGTATGCGCATTAAAAAAGGGATCCGAAGATCCCTTGTTTTCGGTTACTTGTCGTCCCCAGATCGACTACTGACAAAGGAATACATCTCCTTTGCTTTCTCCATGAGTTCATCCATAGAATACATTTTCATTGCATCCTGCAATTCTTCTGCAGTTTTCTGTCCTTGTTCGAACATTTTCTGAGTGAATTCTACATTCATGTGATACTGTTGATCCATATAGTCTTTTGCGAGTTGAAGCATTTCCGAACGGACTTCAAATGGGTTTTTATTTGACATGATATTCTCCTGTGTTTGTGTGTGTCATGAAAAGAGGGACATGTTTGTCCCTCTCGTTTTTATTTATACCAAAGTATACCAGCAATGCTGACATTTGTCAAGGTTTTTTTGCATACCTGTTATGCAATTAGTAAAACCACTTAAAATTCAGCGACCATAGCTTGTGTGGCTGCAAGCTCAGGATCAGATACCAATCCGTATTCTGCCAACGGACCATCTGGTCCTGCAATCTCGTCTGATACGAAGAATTCAATGTACTCTTTTAACCCCGCTACTTGATCTAGGTGAGCATGTTTAACGTAGAATTGCAACGGACGTGAAACTGGATAAACGCCTGAGGCAATCGTCTCTGTCGATGGCGTCACACCATTCATTCTTGCAGCGTAAATAGTATCCGTGTTGTTCAGCAAGAACGATAGTCCGAAAACACCAATTCCTTCTTTGTTCGCCTCTAGGCTTGTT